AGGGTCTTCTTGCATTACAATATTATTTTTTACCGGTAAATCTAATTTCTTAATTAATTTTTTAAAATTATAATACTGATCCGGTTTAATAATAAAGATAATTTCATCTACACCAGCATCCAACACCGTCTGTATGGGGTATAGTAATAGCGGTTTATCGTAAACTGGTAAAACTTGTTTTGAAATACTATAAGTTAATGGAAATAGTCTAGTCCCATTACCACCAGCTAAAATTATACCTTTTCTTGCCACGATTCTGATTTTTGTAAAATAGCGCAATTTAACTTTACATAATACGCTTCGTCTCCGAAATCGAAGTTAAAATCTCTCTTTGCTTTACTATTATCTAATACGCAATTGCTTCTGTTTGCTTTGATAGGTAAATCCTCATACGGTACATACTCCCAATTATCATTCTGTAACCCGTATTCAGTCATAATATCTGTTACTTGCTTTGTTGAGAGTGTATTGCCGTGTACTGCATTATAAATACCGGGGTTAAAGTTTTCAGCTACTACTTGTATAAACTCGCATAATTTTGTGACGTCAGTTTTACTATTTTTAAAGTCAATAATACTATCGTATTTTTTAAGCTTAGATAAGAGATTCTTATGGTCCATCTTACTAGTAATTGGCATCCTAATACGAATAATATTAGTAAAGTCTTTATCTAAAAACATCTCGCTTAGATGCTTTGTCTTACTGTAAAAGCTTGACTCAGAGTTATTAATACCAAAATTTGGTTCGTCGTCTTCCGTATAGTCTTTATCGTAATCAGTATAAATGCAACCAGAACTTACGTTGATAAATTTAGCGTCTGCTACTTTACACTCTTCTTCAATAACTAGCGGTACTGTAATATTATAATACGTACAATTAGCTTTATCATCTTCGCAAGCATCAACATTTGGATACCCCGTATAACCGCAAGTATTAATTACAGCATCAATTTTATGCGTTTTAATAAATTCTCTAAGACGACCCGGTACGTGATACTGATCGTCCGTCTGGTTAAGAAGATATGTAAGATGATTCTGCGAGATATAATCCTTTACATAGTTACCGATAAATCCCGCACCGAGTATAGCAATATTCATATACTTTATTATATGTTATATTATACGGAAATCAACGCATATCTTTCATTGAAGCAACAAAATACTGCTGCATATAATGAGATAATGCATCCGCCTCTAAATCCGTTTTCGCGTAAAAAATCGGACTAATAGCATTATCTTCCATGTCATATCCCATAATGATAAAGCTTTTCATGAATTCAGCGCATGTTGATATCATAGCTTCAATTGCTATATCACTATCTCTCTTTTTAAGACCTTCTGCTGATAGCACGTCCTTGAGAGCATCTTTAATTAATGCCTGTACCTTCGTTAAGTCATCTTGGCTATTAACAGTTATTTTCGGATCTTGCGCTGATAATGCCTCGACATCTTCAACCGGCTTCTTCTTTCTAGGCCGGCCTCTCTTCTTTGGCGCATCATCATCCATATTACTATTTAATTGAACTGAAAGGGTTATCGGCAGGGTTATTACTGACGCCTTTTTCGATAAGCGTACTGACTAGCACTTCAATACTTTCTGTCTTAACGAAAAATCCTCTATTAAAATTGTTACCACCGTCGTCGAATTCAAACATAATCTCATTTATATCATCCTTGTTATGATAGCATGTTAAATAGATAGATTCACCACCCGGGTTAATTAGTACAGTCCATCTACGTGGATCCATACTACTATAGGCGTTGAACATCTTAAAGACAACAAAACCATTATCTTTTAATCGCTTAATTGTGTAACCAGCTGTCTTGAGCTTATTACTAACTTTTTTCTCTTTAAGTCTACCCTTACTATTTGGTCCTTGCATATTAATTAATTAAGGCTGAAATTACGTAAATCAATGAAGTATTATCTTTTTTAAAGTCGCAAGTAATTACTCCCATATCTTGATTAACTCTAAAATTAACTTCACGGCAACCACCGAAACTTAGAAGTCTAAATGATTCGAAATTTAACGCCAAGGGCTTAGCCAATGACTTACCTTCATACTCCTCACTCATTACACAGACAAAATTATCCGTGTTATGCCTATTTTTATCACCCAACTCACCGGTAATCTTACTATCTTCTTCAAACAAATATAGCTTAGAAGTTTCAGTAGTAAACGAGCTGCCTTTAAACAGCATAGTTAAATTCTTCTCTAATACCTTAAACGTTGTATCAAATTGTAGACTGTTAATCTTACTAACGTTAATATTAGGTAACTTGATGATACCATCGTCTAAGATATGATATTTAAACTTATAACCATCTTTACTATAAGAAATGTTATTTTCGTTAAGCTTAAGTTCAATTTCATTTGACGGTACAATTTCTAATACTCTAATAAGCTTTTTAATATCCGGAATGTTTAAAGTAACGTTACTCTCTACATCCGTTTCACATTCTAGATCAGACTTACATACAACAGTAGAATCTGATGCAGCAATAGTACAGGTAATGTTATTATTACTAATCTTTAAGACGCACATATCATTTAAATTTGATATAGGTCCTAAAAAGTTACTTACGAAATCTTTTTTATTTTTTAGTTTTAAAAACGCCATATATATACTCCATTATATTACTTTTCCGCTTTTTTTCTAGCTGTTTTTTTGACGGTAGATTTTTTTTTTGCATATACCTCTCTATACGTCTCAGTAAACTCTTTATATACAACAGTCATCTCATCTACCTTTCTATGTAACTTATCTACCTGTGTTAATACCTTTTCAACTAGATTAAACAGTTCGTCTTTCTCATTTACATCAAAACTAAATGTTAATTGATTATCATCAATTTGTGGTTGATCTGGTAATTGTTGTACAGGTTCGTCTGGTTGCTGAGCTTGCACGACTGGTTGCTGTACTTCAGGTTGAGGTGTTGGCGCAGCCTGCACTTGTTGTACAGGCTGCTGAGGTTGAGAAATAACTTGTTCAATATGCTGTTTAATCTTCTCACTCTTACCTCTCTCCAAAGTATTCGACGCACCGACAATATTACTATCAAGCTTTTTAGTCTCACCGTATATATTACCCATGAAGTTAACGAGTAACGCTTTCTGCTCTTCCGATGAAAGTTTTCTCTCAAAAGACTCCGGCATTGGCCCCCTATCGTCAGGCGTAGGAGGACCTGGCACCGGTATCATATCTGATTGTCCGTCAGCCATATAATTAAACGTCTAGACCAGCAAGTAGATCTTGGATATCCTCGTCATCGCTCTGCGCAGTTGCAGGTTTAGTCTCAACCACCGGTTCCGGGGATGATGTTGTAGCAGCAGGCACGGCAGCTACCACGGGTTCTGAACGTTGCGTGTCAGAATCTTGGCAGTAAATATGCTCATCAACCATCTGCTTAAGATCATCATAGCTCTTAATACTGAAAACTGAATCCAATTCAATAGCCTTATTATAGATACCTTCATGATCTTCATCAGACAGACCTTTAACTTCAGTAGGGAATGAAAACTTCGATGACACATATGTCGGATAATCGCCTTGCTTCTCTACAATAACCTTAAAGTTAACACCGTTAGGGGATAGATCAAAAATACGTGGACCGAGATCACTTGCATCTTCACCGTCAATCGCACTTGCAATAACCTTATGCAATTGCTTACCGTACCGCAACGTCATAACCTTACCGTTGTTATCTGGATTAACAGGATCATTAACAACATATACATTTACCAACCACTTTTCAGATCTAATAATCTTACTAGCCATTTGCTTCTCTTCATCATTACCACGATATAGCTTATACCGGGTTTCAGCAATCGGGTCACGATCACCAAACGTTTGTGGTGAAATAGCACTTACATATTGACCAGCAGAGAAGCTGTTCCACCCATGCTGGAAATAATGGAAAAATGTCTTCTTAGGGTCTTTTGCAAACGGTAGCAAACGAACCGTGTATGTATTACCTGGCTCGGTTCTGAGAATGTCTGCTGGACCGCTAGACTTCTCTTCATTAGACGCGAGTGCGCCTCTAATCGATTCAAACATTGAACTTGTTATATTACTCATACTTTTATTATATGATACTGTTTATTAGTTATCAACAAATTTTTTGAACAAGCTTATATTTTTTTTCATCTGCGTCGATGAGTATATCTTAGTCCTCAGATAATCCATTCTCATTAACGACGGTGCCAGTAGCTTCTTTATATTAATATCAACAGCTTTAACTACTCTCTCAAAATCTTTAAACGCAAATAAAATATAGACATTAATTTTTCTGTCTTTGAGATGTGTAAGGAATGAATAATACTGACTGCCATTCTCCTTATGTGTAATATAATCTGCCACTCTTATATTATTCAACTTACAAAAATTTGTTATGAATATAATACTCTCCTTTATCTTTTTACCACATACCTTACTATCAGGCTTTTCTATTAGGAAATTATCATTATATCTCGTATAAGTCGCTATAGCTTTCTGTGTACAGAAAAAATCAATACCAAAATAATCTTCACCATAAACAAAGAATGGAGCTTCAAAGAAACTATCAATATTTAAATGTCTGTGCTTTTTAAAGAATGTAGCTAGCTTCTTTACTGCTAAATATTCAGGCTTACTCTCAAACCCGGTAAAATCTCTTCGTATACGGAAAGGTTTATTGTTAATTGACCTTGACACAGCAAGGTATGTATTATAAATCTGCTTTTCGAATTCTTCCACCTATTTATAATAAAGGTGTTTTTAGCTTATTCAAGTATTTTGTTATATATTTACTCTTCGTTATTGACGGCTCCGCTTCTATAAATTTACGGATAGCAACAAATTCACTATCTTCATTTATCTGCGCCATATAAATCTCTCGAAGCTTTTTATTTTCAAGTATTTTTAAGAAAACCGTAGGGTAGTTCATTTTCTTGCCGTTTAAAAGAGATACGAACGTACAAAACGACAGAAAGGCATGCTGAAACTCATCATTTTCTATATTTTGGGTTGGTGTACTTTCAATCATGTTAACGGGTTTAAAAGTTTTGTTAGGTTTAGAATTTTATCATTTAATAAACAGCCGGCGACTTCATCTTTACCACCACCGGTTGATAATTGCTTAGCTAATTTACCTAAATCCATATCGCAATTCTTCGCTTTTCTCAAAATAACTATTTTATTTTTAAGATCTATAAGCAATACAATATCTACTACTGTAGTATATTCCTTTAAAATATAGTTAGCTAATAAATTAGGATTATCTTCAAAAAATACACCGGCGACACCGTAAATTGTGCCGCCTAGCTTAATATTTTCATGAAAAATATCACCATTAAAAGTATATTCTTCTAAAAGATTATATTCATCTAGATATCTCTTTATTAGATTTATAGCTTCCTTATCAGGCATATAGAAACTATTTAGTTCCCTTTTTTAATTACTCAACATATCCAACGCATTAGCAGATTCACCTAAATCACCATCTCCATCATTAAGACCCTCATCTTCTATAACAGTTAGAGTTTTATAATCCATTCTAAATTGATTCTTACCGAAATTAGGACCGAATCTATTTTTCATCATATGCAGATTAATAATGTTTAGCTCTTTATCCTCATCGCTCTGTGTAATACCGATAATAGCATCAGCAGTAGCAGCTAGACCAATACTCTCACCAATACTATCTAATCTAGGTGAGTCTACATCGTAACCAGTTCTATTAAGCTGCGTTGCACTAATGATAGGGCAATTAAATTTATATGATAATGCTCTTACTTCTTCGGAAGCTGATTTAATGCGTTCATATAGATTTGAGTTCATCGAACCTTTAATAAGATTAATATAGTCGAGTACAATTGCATCTACTTTAATACCTTTAAGCTGCAACGTCTTTATATAGCTGGCTATTTGCTGCGAAGTAATAGTGTTAGGTGGAAACTCTTTAACAATAAGTTTACCAACATCATTCATACCTTTCATAGCATGCTGCATAGTTACACTCTCCTCCTTGAGATTGGCAATAGGTATTTTAGTAAGATCAGCAGCTAAACGACACGAATACATTATTTCACTCATCTCTAAAGATATAACTACAACGTTTTTACCTTGCTTACACATGCTGGTAGCAATATTACCGAGAAATATACTCTTACCTACATTAGTTTGACCCGCGAAAACATAAAACGCTCTACCATTCTCCAAGAAACCACCGTTTAAGTTTTCATCTACCCACTTCCATCCGGAGGATATAGTAGGGTTTTCTACGTTCAGTTCAGCTGCAACGCTATCGATATCTTTAAACAGATCAATACCGATATCATCTTGCAAATCTATCCTACAACTCTTCTCGAAGCGTTCTAAAATATAACTAGTATCTACCTTACCCTTGGTAATATCCTCAGCAACATCCATCATAGTATGATAAATTGCTCTTTCTTTGAGATAACGTTCCGTATTATCTAGTAATTCTTCTTTATTGAGATTCTTATCTATCTCTTTAAAAGTAGCAGCTACTCCTTTAAAAGCATCTTTAATATCATCATTAACCAGATAAGTTTTAAGTTCAGTAATAGTAGGTGGTACGCCTCTTTTATTATAGAAATCCTTAATAACTGTGAAGATAGTTTTAATATTCTTACTACCTATAATTTTAGGGTCAACGTGACCTATAATATCAGCAAGGTATTTCTCATCAGTTAAGCTCTTATATATAAGAACTTTTTCAAAATAATCTAAATCTATTTTTTCCATTTTTTAATAAAATATTCCTGACCTTCAAAGTATTCCTTATCTGGATTAGTTAACCCAGGGCTAGAATGAATGATAGGTATGTCAACGACACCTATTATAACTTTGTT